CCGACACACAAAGTTAACCCTAAATCACAGGGGCGACGTTAAGTTATTAGGCATTCGAGGCCTACATACATTTCTTCTAATTCCGAAGAATGAACGTCCAAATCCAGAGAAACTGACTCCGCACATTAATTATCACAATCAATGCTGACAAGTTGGGGGATGAGATCCCGCTTGTTGCCAACCCTTTCCCCGTGGCTTCCCACGTTTGACAGACCGCAGTCTGAGTCAAGGGCACTTCCGTGCTTTCTGGCCAAAGGCCGCTCACTAATCTCCTTAGTAAGAATTACATTCCTATAAAGGAATGCCGACGTGTCGTAGACGTCGTCATGTTGAGGAAAGTCATAACGTGGTGGTTGCGTACACAATAACAAGTCGGGAACACTATATTTATTCCAATTTTCGAACAACTCATTTTTTTCCGCCTTTTTCCACATCTTTCGCAAAACTTGCACATACTTTCGATACTCAAAACGCACAGAAAAATCACCCAACAAAGCATCATTTTTATGCTTTTGGGTGAAAATCTCATCACGCTTCTCATCGGTGACACCTTCAGGTTTCACATAATTCATAGGTTTCGTAAGAAACTGTTGAACACAATGTAAACCCCAAAGAGTATTCTGACTCATATAATCTAGATTGGGTGAATCACCCTTCTCTAGACTCCATCGCCAGATCTCAAGCTTAATATCACCAAGTGGTGCAACAGGGGGAATCGCTTTCATAGCGTTCTTCCAGAACATCCAAAGTTTATCACTGGGACATACAGGAAAAGTTTCCTTCTGATACAACATCTTAGTTGCAAGCTTAAGTTCCGATTTTGAAGGTACGTACTTAGCACCGACAAGTGGTAGTCCAACACCACCAAGGGTTTCGGGAATAAACCAGGGTAAACAAAGGCCCTTTAGACCTTTGTTAAAATTGATGAAATATTTCATCACCAACTCCTTCATACTCACCGTTGAAACGCCGCGTCTCACGGAATGGAATTTCACTTCACAATCCGGACACTTGTTGATCAACTCAGTCGCTCGGGACCCAAAAGTCCCGTCACGACGAATCACATCATCAGCCTGCACACCTTTTCCATACCCTGTACCCCCAGCATCACCAGAACGTGTCATACCTTTAAGAAGACCAAGATTTATATACTTGACCTCATCATAGGTAGCGACACCCTCGTTTTTGCTGTAGACATATGTTGTCGAGTTCATATTTAAGAAGCGATCAGAAAAATATACTTTTCCGACAGACGGTGTTAAACCGCAATATGAACCTATACGGGCCCAGATTTTACACCCCTCCGACGTAGTCGGAAAAGATGCATCATCCCCATTTATAAGCAGTTTACAATCACGAAGACTGCGAGTTCTGGCCTTTTTACCATCACCCACAATCTCCATTGTCCACCTACAAATGGCCGCATTCACAACACACAAGATCGGGAAACTTGTAACAGACCCCATCAACTGACCATTCACCTGTTTCTTAAAGCTTGGGTTCTCCTTACTGGACTCGGGATCTCTGATCACATGTCCAGTCAACGATCGACGCAAGAGCAAATGCTCATGCTCAGACAGTTGCAGGCTTATCGCAAACTCATCTGCCACTACCTCAGAACACCACGACATAATTTGATTCGTGGCGTCTGAATAATCAACAGACAGAAACTTGAACGTCTCGGGTAACATCCCGAGCGCCTCTCTAATCACTTTTTCAGTAATAGTTTCTCCAGTCAATCGAAAGACCGGATGACCACTCACAATCGACCACATCTTTTTCTGAAGTGGCTTCAATAGAGTATAAAGAAGCGGCGGCCCCTTGGAAATTACCCTGACTTTCAGGGCCTCCGACAAGGCTACCAGTTCAACCCAGGCCTCTTCCAAATTCGAAACTTCTAATAGTCTCAAATAGAATCTGGCCCAGGCGGCTCTCAATGGTAAGTCGTTGATTTCTTCAACGCGTACCCCCCATGCGCCTCCGCGCACCTTCCTTAGGATCAGTTCCTTGTCTTTCAAAGAAGGGTCCATCAAATTGATGAACTCATCCCCTTCCATCAGAACAGAACAAACACCACCATCACTCAATTTTGCAGAATTGCAAGATGAAATTGACGGTACAAACGGCTTCAAGCGATCTTCATCGGTCATTAAATGACCTTTACAAAGTTCACGAACCGTTCGTCGCAGTTGATCAGAAACTGTCTCGCGAGACAGTCGATCAATCACACGTGTGCCGTCCGCTCTTGCCAGTGTGGACAAGAGTTCCGGACTATCCTCTACCTCGTTATGCTTTGTCGTAAGAGCCTTAAAAGTTTTAATTTTGCTTTCAAGAAGCTCCTTTTTCCCAGGACGAGGCATACCCTTCTTTGCCATCAAGAGTGTCAACAATAAAGAATCAAGTCGATCCTTTTCAGATTGTGTACACTCAACAGCTCGTCTATGTTTGAATTCAGAAATGATCCATCGACCTGCTTTCCCTCCTAACAACCGTAAAGGGTTGTCTTTAAAGACAGCTGGCGGTTCGACCACTTCCTGTTCATCACCAAAAAATGTCATGACCGCACTGTAAAAGGCGGCCATTTTATACTTAACAAATTTGGTGGGGCTACTGCACAAACCTGCGCAATAGACCCAATGACGATATGTATTTGAAAGAGAGTAACCTGTCGTGTCGAATCCGTGCAAACGGTATACCAACATGACTACATCCACGCACGCGTGTATGTACGAAGCGAGTGTTTCACAATCACTCTGCTTCGGGAGCTTTAAGCCAATGCTACCACAGGCTGGTCGGCTTTTCCGACCGGGGACCATCAAAGGCCCCCATCGCTGCATTCGAGATGCAGCTACCATTTCTCCCTTCAAAAAGGAG